GCAAATGATTCAATTTTTATTGGTAGAAACCAAGTAAAAAGAGAGGTTAAAAAGTTTGCTGCAACTATTCAATCACAAGGTGAAAACAATGCAAAATCTACACATAAAAACAAGTGACTTTATTCGGTTTATGCAAACCGCAATTTATAAAGAACTTACAAAGGCACATTTTGATTTAATGTCTGTTGCAGTTCCATCAAGAATGATAATTGATTCTGGCAATGTAACATTTGTTTATGATGAACTAACTGAAATATTGATTCAAAAATACAACAGAAATATTGCCCAATTATTTAGGATTTATCAGGTTCAGATAAATCACAAATCATCTGGTGGTATTGGCCACTGTAGATGCAGAATAAACAAGGTTGATTAATTTATAAACCTGTGTTATAGTTTAGATTCTTATTAAATAAGTATATTAACCAAAAGGAGGAAAATACAATGAATTAGATTATTTTACAATCCCTTAGATTAAAACAGAAAAGCACCTATTATGAAATAGGTGCTTTTTTATTTGTGTTTATTTTGTGGATGTGTGATAATTGAATTTCAAAAGCACTTTCGTGCATCCTTTTGGTTGAGGTAAAACCAAGTTATGAAAATGACTTGGTTTTTTTATGCCCTCAAGAAATCTGCAACCATTGATTCAATATCTTCTGCATCTTGTTCTGAATATCCTATGAATGGCCGTGGTTCAAGTTCGCCTGATCTATCAGAAAATGATTCAACACCAAATTGATGAGCTGCAGCATATTCTTTATTCGTTCCAATTTGTGCAAAATCTTTTCCATATTCAGTTACAACAGAAACAGCAAGTTCGCCACGTGCTTGAAGTATTTTAATTGGAACTTGTCCTTTTCTTTTTCTTGCCTTGATTGTAGCAGGTAACAAACCAACCCAACCTGCACCGGTTGAAGGATCATATTGACCATCAAATGCATCTTCAGTAATATCTGCCAATAATCCCGCGATTGGTCTCATGACAGGTGTTAAATCATTAATCCTTGATTGAATTATGTTTAATCCCTTAACCGCTTGTGATATGTCAATTTCAATTTTCATTTTATCCACCATGCCATTTTGTTATGATCCCAAAATGCATTACCTTTTAATATTTCAACTTCTGTTGCCTTCCTGCCACCATCGATTGTTGATTCACTATTATATGCTTTGCCTGCAATAATACTGACAGCCCGACCTGCATTAATGTTTTCACCTGCTACAACACCAACAACACCAAATGTCACTTCTGGTTTAATATAACACTCTTTCATTCCTGCTGAAATCAAGACATCATGCAAAGATGGTTTCTTTTCTTTTCTTGGCTTATATGGCTTATGTTGTATGAATGAAAATGTTTGAATTCCATTCATTTTTGCAACACTTTTGAAAGGCTTTGCTTTGATTTTAGTTAATTCAAAATCTTTTAATATGCAAACATTTACTATTCCTTCAGAAGTGACCATTTTCTTATAAATTTTATCTGATGTTTTGCCATCAGGAATACTTATATCAAATTCAGTATGTTGTGACATTGGGCCTTTTTTACAGTCTCCATTGGGTGCAAATCCATGCCATCCAGAATATGAAATTATCCAATTTTTGACATCTTCTTGTTTTATGTATAGTTTCATTTATTCCACCACTTTATATTGAAATTGAAATCGATATGCATCAACATTTATTGACCTTTGTTCAGAACTAATGAAATCAATGTTTTTTTCTGTGAATACTCTGACACTTTTATTTGTTTCAGAATTTGTGAATGTATAAATGTAATTCAGTTCTTTTGATGTTTTTTCTTTTCTCATGATGTCAAAAACACCATGAAATGTTGTGGTTTTTTGTTCTTCTATTGTATATAAATTATCATTTACTTTTGATATTACTAGCTTCATAATTTGTTCCTTTGGTTGTAAAAACCCAATTATAGCACATATTCAGCTTTTTTAATTTGCATATCTTTTGCAATAGTTAATTTTATTATTTTTGAACCATTTCTTTGCTTGAATGTAATCACAACACTGTTTTTCACAATCTCTGTTGTTTTATTGCCTGTTAAATATTCAGGCAACAATCGCCAATCTGTTTCACTTATACCTTTAGGAATTAATCTATCAGGAATAATAATTGCACCGTGGCCGGTCCAAGGTCTGAAAGTATCAAACACATTTTTATTCAAGAACCCTGTCACAATCTTTTCACCAACAGGTTTTGTTCTGCTGATTGCAGTATCAAAGAAGGCTGTGAATATGCCAGTGCTAACCAATGCACCAAAATATGATTTTAATTGTTTATTGACAAATGGTTGTTTTTTCAATTCGTGTAATTTGTACCAAGATTTAAAACCTTTGATGCTGTTGGCAACTTGTCCAATGCCAACATTATGATCAAAACCATTTTCAGGAAAATCTTCAGGCATATCAACTTTTTGATCTGGTTTAAAACCTCTCTGAAAGGCTTGTTTTTCTGTTAATGCCCTAACTCGACAACGGCAACGGAAATCGTTTGGAGGATAAATCCTTTGCCAAATTGGATCATCAATGTGGAATATCTTCTTGTGAAAATATGCGTGTGTTGGTCTTACATGCAAATCATTGCGTGTAATGTACTGCAAATAAGGTCTATTGTTTCTGTTACCATAAAATGAAGCCCAACGACCTGCCATCATTGACGATTGCATATTTGTTTGATAAATGTTATCAAGTCTCCAAGGCGAACCAAGTTGAACTTTTTCAATCAATCCTGTTTTTGGGTTTCGTACATCTTTGCGCCCCCACCAACCCTTATTGATTAATGTTTGTTCAAGAAGTTTTCTATAACTTTGCTTTGTCAATCCTTGTGAAATGGCTTTTTCTGTTGCAATTCTTACATCTGAAAGAATATCAAATGACATAGATTTTGCAACTGTGAATGCTTTGGCATTTTGTGATTGCCAAACTTCAAACCAGTTCCATGACACAACATTGCCTTTATTCTTGAACCATTTTATTGCTTCATCAGGTGCAAGATTAAACAAATCATAAAAACTTTTAACTGGCACTTGTATGTCCTAATGTTTCAGATGCAAAAAACATTTGTGTTAATTGTTCGCCTAAATAATCAAAATCCATATTTTCATAAACATCAGCCATTTTCAACAGTGTTGATTGTGGTCCATTCTTTTCTGCAAATGAAAGTATTGGTTCAATTATCGTTTGCATTGCTTCATTCATATCATTGGATGTGATTGCATCAAGTGCTGTGTCAAGTGTTAATTGATCAGGAAATGTTGCTTCAGCAAAATCTGAAAAATTTGATTCTTCATCTGTGTTCACTGGATCTGAATCTTGAACCCATCCTTCACCATATGTTGCATCAAAATATTCTTGTGTTGGTTTAAATCCTAGTTTACGTTTTTCAACATCTGTTTTTACTTTTTCAGCAGGTGTTTCATCTTTTTCAATTTTCCTTGAAATCAATGGAACTTTTGCATCTTCACCAAAGTTAAAACGCGTGAACCATGTTGCAGGGCCATCTTTGAATGATTCACACTGCATTGATGAATCACTTGCAATAATATCTTGTCTTACATCCCAATGAACATTTGCTTGTGACTGACTTGAACCATTGTCTGTTGTCATTGTTTGACCTAAAATGATTTTGCTGATTTCATCATTCATCATGTCAATTAATTTTGATTGATCTATTGATCCACTTCTTGTTGCTTCAAGCAATCTGATGTCCATGCCTTCAGGAAAAATTGTACCAGTTTCAGAAGCGATTGATTTTATTGCAGCAAGTAATTTGTCGGTTTCGGTTTTCTTTTCACCTTTTTTATATGTTCCAATGATTGAAGGTTGTGCAAACCTTTCAATGAATTTCATCCAGAATTTAATACCACCACGTTTAAATAATACGGGCCAATACAAATAATGTGCTAATCCTAAACCATACGGTTCATCATCATGGGTTGCACCAACTGAAGTTGTCCAGAAATACGGTTCAATACATAATTTATCTTTATCACTTCCATTTTCTGCAGAATCAAACAATCTTAAATTACAATCAATGTCATAATAAAACCGCGATCTGTCACGAACTTTTATATCCTTCCAACCATACAAACCTGTACTTCTAATACACCAAACAAGTTCGCTTGTTGCATATCCATAGAAGTGATCCCACAACATTTTATTACACTTTGAATTGAACTTTAATCTGTCAACCTCAAGAATCAATGCATCTGCTGCTGCTTTGTCAACTGGTGCATCACCACCGGCTTCAATAATTAATTCTGATGAAACAACTGCATGTCTACGTTGTTGAAAACATGCTTTAACTTGTCCATCACGCCTAATTTCATCATATACTTTATAATTACCACCAATTGAAGCAAGAACTGTGTCCTCTGTTGGTGATAACATATCAGACATGTATGAATTAAAACCATGTGTTTCACTTTTTACAGAAGAAACTTCAACTTCTGTTTTTGGTGCTTTTGATTTATCTTTTATTATCGCTGTCATTTTTTAACTCACTGAACCGAAGCCCTTTGTCGTATTAATATTATGTTCATCTGTTGCTGTGAAATCTTTTTCAATTTCTGTTCCTGTCACTTCATAATCACCTGCGTTGGGCAATTCTCTATAAGCATATACCATTGCATCAAATGCATCCATAAAAGGACCATTTGGAAACCACAAAAGTTCCTCAATGAACCAATCAGGCAAATCAGGTGATAAATAAACATAACCCTGTTCAAACCTGTCACATATTGGAACTGCTCTGACTTGTTTATCTTTTCCACCTGTGGAACATGCTCTGACAGGCAGGTTTGTTGTCCTGAACATTTCCTGAACCACTGCTGCCTGAAATTGTACCTCTTCAATCCCGATTATATCAGGTTTTAGTTCTTTTGCGATTTTTTTAATAAACAGCATTATTTTATAAAATGTTAAACGCCCTCTTTGAGCATCCATTATATAAATATCACCATTCAAATCACGTTGAATTGTAACTGCTGCAGTATATGCATTTTTTGTTTTGTCTTTGTCACTTATTGCCAAATCAACACCAGTTGAAGTTGCAATTGGGTTTTTAGGTTTGCCAAACTTCAACCATTCCTTTTTAATGGCATTGCCATCCATAGGAATAGGTGACTGCATCATTAATGCGGACCAATCGCGATCTGTCATCACCTTCTTCATTGCTTTCAGTTTTTTAACTGGAAACTTTTCAGGCCATAAGGCAAAAGAAAATGCTTCATCTGTTGCAGGTCTGTTGATG